TCCTGAGACTACGTCTCAGAAGAGACATAGTCTCCCGTGTGTCGCTGTTAAGCAAACACCATCATCTCAGATTCGAGATGATGTCCGTTAGGTGAACTTTAATCGTCTAGCCTAGACGAGGGTCCACCCTGCGTAGTTTGATGTCGACGTTACGCGGACGTCCAGAGTAAATCAAGTGCTCCCCGGCGATTGGCTTCTCGCCTTGCTTTAGGAAGTACTTGAGCATTGCCGCCCATCCATCAGCTTCATTACGCTGAGGGCGAGGCTGCTCCATCAGGGCCGTAACCAACGGGACCTGATAGCCGCTATGCCACTTCATACCACAATTACACCGTGGTACAAAAGACACATAGCCGATGCCAGATGAGTTATCACCGAGAATAGGTGTAGGCCAATTTAAGCCTTCCAACAGATTCTCGAGATATCGAACGGCTTTCCATAATCCACTTTTGTAAAGTTGATTACGGAGTTCGATTACGGATCTAACCGTATAACTCTTCTCTTTACTCCAGTGTTGTGTGGGGAGCAGCCTACGAAGACGAACAACAGTTATGTCGTTGCCGTCGTAGTAGTCCTTACCGCAAGACTCTCTGAACTTTCCAGTCCAGAAAGACTTGCCAGCATTAACTTTAAACCCAAAAGTTTCAAGCATGCTGACAACACTACTCGTGTATCTAACAGGGACGATTATATCATCCCCGTAGATGCGCACCTGGCCCACAAGACCTTGGATGGTCTTACGGGTTAGTGGTCTGTTAAGCTCTTTTTCTATTGCCATTAACACAATGGTGCAAAACACCATTGCTTCAAATGGAAAGCAAAGAGCTGATCCCATAGACGCGAACTTGGCCAAACGGATAATTCCGTGGCCTCGTACGTCAGCCTTCCTTGACCTTGTTGCCTGAACAGCCTCACTAGTGAGACTGTGGCGGGTTAACAAGGCAAGTACATGCTGATTGGAAACGCGATCGGACGCTTCACTTAGATCAAGTGTTGCTAGGGCCCCAGTAATGGAGCCTTGTTTCGCCAGTCTCTGGTTAGGAGTCTGGTCAGAAAACCCAATCAGGGATTTTGCAAGTTTATCTTGCTCGATCCCTTCGACAATCGCCGCTAAAAGACCCTGCTGCATATATTGCATATGAGTAGGTTCCATAGCAATGATTCTCGGCGTTTTCATCGTTTTTGGCACGGTAATTACCTTAACAGGTGTTTCCGAGCCAGGATCATGATGTACAGGCGGTTGCTCTAAATAAGCACGTCCATTAGCTCGAGCAAACTCCCACGCAGGGAATATGCTTTCGAGTCTATCAGACCAGAACGGGAGCTGGTATTTTCTGTTTCCAGAGAAACCATCAGCCGTGCTGCCGCTGCCATGTTTCGGGTGTATATCGCCCAAGTGGATTTTGTTATCCACGAATGCGAATACACGTCCGAAAACAAGTTCTCCGATAGCCATGAATCGTGCTTGCGGCGAATCCTCTTGAATGTTTTCTTCGAGGACTCTCCGAAACCCGAGAAGGTTATCAGAATTACGTACATCATATTCACACTCCACATATTTTCGTATTGCGCTAAGCTCGCGCTCTTTCGAGACGTCGAGTTTTACTTTAGACCACATCAGAGTAATCTGACGCAGTCCGAAGATAGCATCAATACTTGGTAGTGGGTGTAACAGACCAGTATCACGGTCGAAGACAAGCTCGAGGAAACCTCCTAGAAACAGGGGGAGACCACCTTTAAAATGGAAACCATTAAAAAGGTCGCGAGCGACGTAACCACGGTCAAGGGCTTTTTGGAAGTCCGAACCGTAGTTAGACAGGGTTATCGTCAGAAACGATAATCCCTCATCTTCGACACGACGCAAGATCGTTTTTAGATCTTGCGTGGTGCTTACGTGACACCTGTCCTCGAAGTCTTCGAGGACATGCTGCAAGAGATTTACCAGACTTTTCATCCATGCTCTCCTAACAGAGGGTTAAGGATTCCAGGTCATGTTAGATCTCTAACCAACCATCAAAAACGATGTTTCCGATGGGATGGCCCTGGTCGCATGAGACTTAGTGCGAGCACCGTAATCCCAAACGAAACCAGTGTCAGCAGGCTGATAACCAAAATGAGGAGTGTCAACTCCCCTGTGGAAATCAAACCTCACCGCCACCAAGTTTGGTGGCGTTGGCATTGGTCGAAGCGGTCAACCAGGTAGTAAGCCCGGTGATCAGCTGAACCTGCTCCGCAACGGTGAAACCGTTGAGAGGCTTGTCAAGAACGATATAAACAGACGCCGAGAGGCGAAGGTTCGTACCGGTGACAAGAGGATCAGCAATAATCTTCGACATGTCCACACGAGCAGTGGAGCGCACACGGTTTGCCTTACTCTTAGAGTGGGCAATCGAAAGCGCAACAGTACCGTCATCTTTTGTAAAGGTGCCGGCACTGCCAGAAATACCAGTTCGCGGAAGCGAATTGGCACCACTGATCGTGACTGACTGAGGATCTGAAAACATGACTATCTCCTGACTAGTATTCAATTGTTAATTCAATTGTTCGCTACCGGGTGGTAACGATTGTTAGTCCGTAGGCTCTCCTTGTGGGAGTCGGAACGGACGCCTCGGACCCTTGCTGATGGCAAGAGCAGCGAGAATGGCCCATTTCGCCGGGTCTATACCCGACGGATTGATGCCAAAACCGAATGGTGTACCCCTCACGGGTTCACTCTTACGTAAAGTATGAGTTGCGCTGAAGGGACCATCAAGGCCACTAGAAAATCTAGGGCCCGCCATGGTGTACGTCTGACTGTGGATTGTTGTCCTCATCAGATAAGCGTACTGCATTAGTAACCCATCAGACTGGAACATGCCGGCAACCTGCAGAGCAGATTGAACGTCAACGAACCAGTCGATGAGCCATGACCATGGGGTCAGTTCCCAGAGGACACTAGGAGTGATCCTAGTGCCGAGCAACTTGTTAGCAAGTTGCTCGAACGCTTGAAGTCTATCGAGAAATCCAGAACCTGGATTAATCTTAAACATAAAGCGTCCCTTAAAGTAGATCCTCTCGAAAGAGTAATCTACAGTAGAGAACAGCCCAGACGTATCTCCATTGACATAAAGTTCGAACCAGTTATCTATATTAGAATCTGGTCCGACATTTAGTCGCCTACTAGTGACGCCCTCTGAACGAGTCGTTTCAACAGTAGGTTGGAAATCATAACGCCTGATCGTACTAGTTTCGCTAATAGCTGAATACTTCTGGATTTCACCAGTAATATCCTGCATTTGCTTAACAATAGAGTACAGATCATTCAAGAACGGCTTCCAGCCAAAGCTGATGTTAAGGTACTCCTTACCAAGACTACGGTAAAAGAGTGCCCTAGACTCCAGCCAAGCAAACAAGCTTGTTCCTGGTAGCGCAATACCTTTCTCCCGGATAATTTCGGCAGCGGTCTGCGCTAGATTGGCGTTAGGGGACGTGGGAGCAACAGCTGAGATTGCCTTGTTGCCATAATAGTTCACATTAAGTGGAACTATCGAAGCAGCCAAGGGAATGCCAGGGGTAATAGTACCCTTAGCCCATGATTGACCGTTCGACGAGCTGACGAATACATCCTTGTGGGAGTATTCGACCCAGCTTTTTGTCGTCCAGAAATCATGACCAGTGTCCAGATCATTCGGAACGCCATGCATAAGGAAATACCTAAGTATTTCCCCACCGCTGGCGAAATCCGGATAATCGGAACCCCCCTTACTCGTACGAAACGAGAAAGTGTCCTGCGTCACCTGATGATCAGTGCCACGAGACGTAAAAACGGACCCGAATCGGGAGAAACTACTCGGAACAATTCCATCAGGAAAGGTTCCTTGAAAGTTCCCGAAAGAGGGTCCAGGTAATTTTCGCGTCTGTTGCACATAGCCCTCAGGCATAGTCATGTCCAATCGGTTTAAAGGAATGTCGTCCGCAGGGTGGTACACTGTTGAACTGCAGACAGAGTACCGCCAAAGACGGCAGATGCACGTATGCACCGCTGGGGCCCTTATG